GGTACATGTTGACTCTAATGTCGAACAATTGGTCGTGTTGTCTCTGTTCCAATCCCTGTGCGAGATAAGTGGGTTGGCGTTGGGTTTCGCTGCTCAAGATGCCACCGTGTCACCTTTCTTGCTGGCTCGCGTGGGCTTGGTGGCCTTGGCCGAGAGAGCTGCGGTGGATTGACGGCGGACGTCTTCGTGGACTGCTTTGCGACGATCAGAAGCGACCTTCTGGCGAAGTGCCTTGCGCTCCTGGTGGGCCTCGTATGCTGCATCCCGAACGAGGTTTACTTGGTCCTCGAAGTCGTCCGAGTCTTCATTGTCGTCGGTCGTCTTCGAGGCTTGAGGCTTGCCACCGTAAGCAGCCAGGCCGGTGGGGTCTGGATCGATCTCGAAGCCGGGGAGGAAGTTCTGGACGAATTGAGCGGCCACAATCTCCCGGGCCTGGGAAACCTCGTAGGACTCTTCGCCGTAGAGCTCGGCCGTACGAGCGAACCAGCCGAATTCGAAGTCGTGGGGCCGGAGCCGGAGTTTGGGCCGACCCTCGTCGTCGAGTTGGATCTGCCCCGTCTTTTTGTTCTTGGCGAGCATCAGGTGCCGCAGCTCGTGATCGATCACCGCCTGGAGTCGCTTGCTGCTCCATGCGATCATCGACTCGCCGTCGAGGATCATCAGAGCGTCGCCGAGCCCGCAGGTCCGCTCCGTTAGCTTGGTGATCCGGATGCATCCAGCGGCCTCGGAGCCTCGCACCTTGATCGCTGGCCCCTCTTCGCTCCTGGCGATCAGTGCGGTGATCGTCACGCCTGCTGCATGCAGATCCCCGTGGTTCTCCTTCATCACCTTCTGAATCGTCAGGTTCACTTCTTCATTTGCAATTGAATACCAAGCCATTATGCCCATTCTCCCTTGTCATTTACCGAAATCGTTTTCTTGAGCCGGTGCACAGTGCCTCCGTCCCGTCGTTCTTCCGTCGTCTCGATGATTCCCCAGGCCCTCAGGTCCGAGAAAGGTTGTGTCCAACAGTTGATCCCCCGGCCACTGATTGCGGCCATCTCACGCATGGTGAGTCCGCGAGCAGCTCGGGAGATCGCCGTGAAGACTTGCAGTCGCTTGCCGACGATCAGCCTCGATTCCTTGCGGCCCGAGTCCGACCGTGCCGCAGCCAATCGGACGATGTCTCGATTAGCATCCGCAGCATCGCCAGACAGGGGGAGGAATTGTTGCTCGAGCGCTGTCACGGCGATCACTCCATCCAAGCTGGTTGTTGTTCAGGAAGTGCCGACGCAGCCGACTGGACTGTCGGCATCACATCGACTTCCGCAGCCGTGGCCACCGCGGGCCAAGCGACCTCGGGAGCATCGTCTGAGACTTGCCGACCTTCTACGTCGACCTCGTCGATCTCGATGCCTGGATTCTGCTCGATGAACTCCCCGAGATGATTCCAAGGTGCATCGCCGAATCGGATGTACCACTGATCCAGGTCGACGTCATAGAACGTCTTGACTGGTTTCTTTTTCGTGCCCAAGCCGATCGCATAAAGCTTTCCGGCTTGAAGCGTAAAACCTGATAACTTTGGCATCATGAACCCTTTCAGATGACAACCAGAAAAAACACACAACAAACAAAACGATCGCTGGGGAACCGCCCCCCGAGGGTCTTCCGTGTGGCAAGCCACCACGTAACCCGCGACCGTGCAGCGCGGGAAAGGGCTACCGCGCTAACGACGAGGCACGATGCGTCCGACGAGCGGACGATACTGCCTAACTGGGGTTTTCACTGTGCGAGAGATCGCACGTGAGCACTGGCCTGACACGCACTGTGTCGCCGACTTGGTCGTCTCGGCTGCTGCGATCGCCGCATAGCCACCGCCGAGAAGAACCAAACACATCGCATAAACAACCAACCACAGACTTTGGGACTTCATTGTCGCCTCCGCTGGAAAAGACATCAACCGAAACGCCTCGTACGTCACTCGTACGACTGGCAAAGGACCGTGCGGGGTTCACACCCGCTACTCAAACGTGAAAAGGGTAATACTTGGTGGTATACGGTCCTCGCAACTTAGGCAGTTGCCGCCTCAACGTTCGAGCTTGCGAAAAGCACCGCCATGACAAGGCCATTGCGACTCGCTACGCTCGTTCGTGTGTGTTACTCAACCTCCTGGGTGCAACCTAGCTCGCACCGCTGCGTCTTTTGCCTCTAGCAGCTTCCGCAGTGCCACCGTCCGCTCTGGCCCAGGCTCGCACAACTCACATAGCCGATGAGCCACAACGAAAAAAGGTTGTGACACTAGCTTCAGGTGGTCGGGCAAGTGATCAAACGAAAACCAGACCAACATGCGATCAATCATGGGTGAGATGTCCGCTTGCTTGTCACTGTGTTTCAAAATCGCGGGGTATGCAGGTTGAATACCGCTGCAATCGTTTTCAAATTGCAACACAAGACCTTGCAACGTTTGATCGCTAGTGGCAATAGAAAATGGAACGCGAACCTGTTCCGTCCGATTTATTTTCAACCATTCCCGCAACACGCATGCATCTCGAATTGAAACGTGTAATCGCAACCATTTTTTTGCGTTGCGCTTTCCATCAACAGACAGTAGATTCCCTTTTTCAACATGTTCAATTAAAACTTGATTTTCATTGCGGTTTCTTCCAGTAATGTCCATGCAGATCCCAGCTTGCATCCAACTAAACTGCTTGATTTCGTCTGTGAAAAAACAAATCGTTGCCACATTAGCGTTGGACTGGAACCGGACGTATGATCTGTTGGGTCTATTGACCCGGCCACTTCCCTCCGAATAAAGCCTTTCGCCAGAAGAATCGTTTTTCATTTCCCACGCCATAGTCTTTTGCCCTTTCGCAAAAAACACTTCACTCACTCCGACTGAGAAACGGCTCTCAGTTCTTGTTTCTGTTGTTCGGCTAGCATGTCGAGGCATGCTCGCACGGCTGCGTCTCGCGACTCCAGCAGCAATCGAGCAGCCTGAACGTGCTCAAAGGCGCCATCAAAATCGTGCGCGATTGTGATTTCTGTGAAGAGACTCCAGTACCGTGCGAAAATCCCCATGACATTTTTGGGCACCCTCGGCACCGACATGTGCAACGCAATTGAGTCCATGTCCTGTTTGTGTCGGTCCGAAACGGAATTGCATGACAAGATCCGACCCGCCCAGTTCTGCGAATCGAGTAGCTTTCGCAGTGCTACGTGCCGTTCGTAGGACGGTGGTAAGTTGCGACGGATGATCTTCGCAACTTCGCAGTAGCCTTCCATTGTCGATCCCAGCTTAGGTGGGACATGGGCCGAATCGATCCAATCTTGGATCTTGTCGGCTAGGACTTCCCAGCAGTCAGGTGTCTCAGGCATCGCTGCACCTCACAGTCCGATCGGCCTTAGGTGCTGCGACAGCGATTGTCTCTTGTTCATTGGGGACGCCTCTATCGAAGGTCACCAGGGTCAAATGTGTGATGCCGGTCGGCAAGCGATCCATAACGCCAGTGCTAGCCGACCAGCCCATCCACGCAGCAAGTGCATGCGTCGTCTCAGTCGTCGCCTCTCTGGACTTGGCGAGCTTTGTCGCCCAGGTGAGAGCGTCAGCCATCGCATTGCTGCCGACGAAAGCTCTCAACGGCATGTCGTCTGCCGACGATCTGGCGATCACGACGACGACCGTGTGATTTTCGGGCTGTCGTTTGCTGGGCAGTGGTTGGATCTTCTTTGGTTTTAGGGCGATTCCCATCAGGCCACCATGTCCACGACTGAGGCCTCGATGTCGACTTCGACCGTGAATGAGACGTCGGCCGTCAGTTCGACGAGCGTGACTGAGTCTCGGCCTCGCATGTTTCGCATCACGGCCCAGAAGTACCGCAGATGGTTCAGTAGCGTCCCGTCGGTGTTGCCGACATGGTGAGCGAACTGATTCCAAGCCGACGCCAACTCTGGCACCGAGCCTCGTACGACCAGCAGAGTCGAGCCGACTCGCAGGACTGCTTCGCGATCGCCGACGCGAGCTGCGACTTGATACAGTCGATCCACATGATTCAAAAATCGTTGTTGCTTTCCCGTCATTCTGACTTGCCCTTTACTGAGATTGAAAAAAGGCCCCGGTATCGATCCGTGATACCGGGGCCACACACCCCGCCCGAAGCGGCTCAAGCTAGTCTCACAAAAACCGACCTGTTTTTGATTCTCAAAACCTCCCGATCGCCAAGCAAAGCACCAGCCGAGATCAACCGAGATTCGGCTGCCGCTTTCTGCTCTGGATTCATTCCTCGAACAGAGGACATCCATGCGCGGTAGCAATTCTCACAAAGCCCTCGACGCGTTGCCTGCTTGTCGCACTCCGAACCATCGCGATTTGTACCGAGGCACTTGTCACATCGGACACGCTCCTCGACTCGTGATTGCTTTCGTCGAGTCCTTCCAGCACGCAAAACCATAATCAGCTGTTCTCTTGAGTTGCTCATGACCAAAACCCTCTGGGCGAGACGCGGTTGGCGTCATGCCACTGAGACAAGCGTTTCATACGCTCGTTTTCACTTGTCTGGATTTTTACGTTGTAAGTCTATAGACGTCAACAGGAATCTCCCAACTTACTCCCAACATTCTCCCAACGTGCTCCCGTTCGTGTAGATGTTTCCCAATGTTTTCATTGGGCTATTGATCTTTGAAAAAAATCGAGAAAGATTACGGCATGAACCACGAGAAGAACCAAATACCGATCGAACGAATCCGAAAGTTCGTTGAACTGCTAGAGCTTGCGGCCACGGAGATGCGAACAGCACTCAAGAACCTGGAGGACGCAAAAATCCAGGAGTTTCCGCACGGCGCATGGAAAACGCTGCACACTGGCATGGAGCATGTGTTCGAGCAGGGCCGGAAGTTCGTCGGCCCTGTCAGTCCAATGGTGATGAGAAACGCCGACGAAATGCTGCTCCCTGAGCAGCTTGAAGAAAAGCGGACACTCGAAGCGAAGTATCGCGAAAAGAGGTCCAGCAAAACTAAGTCGGCGATTGCGAAACAACTTGCTGAGGCAGCAAGGGTGGCGAAGGAATCTCCGAGTCGCAAATCAAAACGGACGTCTGACTAACCCCCTTTTTTCCCCACTGACTGGCAATCCAACTCGCCTTTTTTCGTCCGACTCGCGAGAAGCGAAGCAGAACCTTGGAATCTAAGGTGTCGACAATAAAAACGTTGACTTTCGGCATGATTTCACCACTCAAAACAACAAGACTTTGAAATAACGCAGCTAGTATCCGATGGGTTTTGACACGTATGGTCAAAGCCGTCCTAGATTTCCTAAACCGTCCAGTTTTACTACGGAGTAAAACGCAAAAATCGAGGAAAAACCAATGTTCGCACGAGTGATTTTTATGGTCGCCATGTTGGTCGGCAGTGTTGGCGCCGACGAGTGGGACGTCAAGCACTTGGGATTCTCAGGGATCCCAATCCAGGGAAACGAAACCTTGATGAAGGGGCTCGGATTTGCCAAGCTTCCGGTCAAGAAGGGAATCCTGGTCGCGGTGGTCAATCCGGACACGCCGACTGCTGCCGGGGGACTGCTTCCGTTGGCGATCGTCAGTGCCATTAACCGCAAGCCGGTCGGATCCGAGGACGATGCTGCCGAGGTGCTTTCGTCGCTGGAGCTTGGAGCCGATGTGCTGCTTGCCGGCCACACACTTCGAAAGAACGTGTGGAAGTCCGGGACCGTCAAAACCAAGGTGATGACGCACCGCGATGTGCTCCAATCGTCGATGGAGCGATCGGTGGATTCGATCGAGGGGATCATTCGTTGGGATCACAAGTTCGAACCGGAGGGGCAGTTGAAACAGGTCAAGCTTTACGCGCTGGCCCAGATCGACAAGCCGCCGCAGCTCCGAGCCGAGGTCCTGTGGGTTGACAAAGAGTGGTTGTTCATCAATTCGCTCACGGTGGCCAATGGAACCAGGAAGGAAACCGCCGACGTCAAGCCGTTCACCGGTGCTGAGAAGATCAAGACCGGGTTCATTGTGGAGCGAAAGACTTGTCAGGTATCGCAGGTATTTGGTGATTTGCTGGTTCAGCCAGGGACCAAGGTTCGCATGACAGGAACCAAAGAGTACTATGACCACGATCTGTCGCTCTCGGAGATCTGGATCAACAAGGACGTCGTCGATTTCTATCGCATGATGTCGGCCAAGCCTTGACTCTGCCGACCGAGTCCGTAGACTGTTCGCAACACCCCGCTCGGGGCGGTTTTCAGGATGAAGACCACTCGGAGCCATCATGTCGGCAAATTCTACGGACACCACGCAGATCCTCGGATTGCTCCAGCAGTCGATCGAGGCTGCGATGCGGAAATCTACAATACCTCGCGAAGCTTTCTCCAGGGAGGAAGTCGCGAAGATCCTTGGTGTCTCTGTCCGTACGATCGATGGTTTGATCGATTCTCAGCAGTTGCGAGCCGTGCGAATCGGTAGGCATCTGAGGATCGACCGCAAGGAAATCGATCGGTTTTTAGGCCGGTAGGTGAATGAGCTCGATCTACAAACACAAGCACCGAGGGTGGTACTGTTGCGTTACCTTGCCGTCTGGCCGACGATGCCAGATCTACTTGGGCAAGGTGACTAAGGCCGGTGCTGAAACCGTCCGACGAAACGTCGAGCGTCTGATGGCTAGCAACAATGTCGGGATCGAACCGGATCCCCAGATTCAAGCTTGGCTCGCGTTGTGTGACGCTCGATTCCGTGCCAAGCTCCAGGCCGCTGGGCTGCTTGCTAAGTGGAAACCGCCGACCGCCTCGCCGCTACTCTCGATCGTATGGGATGCTTATGTGTCCAAGCGAGCCGACTTTGCCGTCAGTTCGCTCAAGGGCTTCAAAACTGCTCGGAAGCATGCGGTGGACAACCTTGGCGATCGTCTGATCAGTGAGATCACCATCGCCGACGCGAAACACTTCGCACTGAGGATGGAGTCCGTTCACGCCGCCGCCCACGCGAAAAAGATCGTCGAACGGACCAAACAAGTACTCCAGGACGCCGTCGATTCCCGACTTTTGGCGACCAATCCATTCGCTGGCGTCAATCTGCGAGCCAAGATCGATCGAACGAAGGATCACCATTTGACCGAGGCCGACGCGCTGAAGGTGCTGGACAAGCTCGGATCGATTCAAGCAAAGGCCTCGTTTGTGCTGGCGAGGTTTGCAGGCCTGCGGATCCCTCACGAGCTGCTGCCCCTGACATGGCAACATGTGGACTTTGAGAAGCATCGAATCACAATCCCGACGGGGACCAAGACCGGCCAACGTGTCGTGCCGATGGTCCCGATCGTCTATGAGCACATGCTACGCCTGGCTGAGACTGCCGACACATCGCCTTGGGTATTTAGCCGAGCTCGGGCCAGTGCGGGGACAACCCTGCGACGGTGGCTCGAATCGGCGATCCTGCTAGCTGGGTTGAAGCAATGGCCCAAGCTATGGCACAATCTCAGGGCCTCATGCCGAACCGACATGGAGGAACGGTTTGCTTCGCACGTTTGCGAGGCCTGGTTTGGCCATTCCAAGCGGGTAGCCAGGGATCATTACCTGATGGTCACCGACGAGCACTGGACCAAGGCGATCGAGAAACCGAAGGAAAAGAGCGATGTACGGCGCGGGTCCAATGTACGGCGCGACGTACGGCGCTAATCGGGTCCGAGCGTGTTTGAGCGTGTCCGAGCGTGTCTCGGTACGTAAAAAAACCCTGGAAAACCAGGGTTTATGAAGTGTTTAAGTACCCCTGCAAGGGGTCTAACATAGAATGTAAAAGCTTGGTTTTTTAGTCGGTTTGCCGAGACAGTACGGCGCTTGGTACGCAGCTACAACGAGAAGAGGAACAAATGACTAAAGGCAAGAAAATTGAAGGACTGGAAAAGCTATCGATCCCTCCAAGCATGCGGGTGATTGACCCTATCGAAAGCAAGGTTTGCATCCACGGTCCGGACACCTACGCAACAATGTGTGGATTAGCAGACGATGCGGATACGGGGATTGTCTACGGAACTAGGCGAGCCGTAACCTGCCAAGCCTGCGTTGAAGCGGTTTTGCATGCGTCGCAGTTTTTAAAGCAAGAGGCTTAACCATGACCCAACCAATCGATCAACAACCTGTTGCCGATTCTGACCTGGAGGACCTGAGCTATGACGACGGTCCCGAGCCACCTTGCTTAAGCTGCGCTGGCGAAGGGGTTGTCGACTCAGTGGCCGGGGAGTCAGGTAGATACGGCTGGGATGACGACGGCCCTGGAACGTGCCCGAACTGCAACGGAAGCGGGTACAGGAAAGACCAGCAGTGGTTCTAGGGCCTGCGCTCGAGGCGGACGATTAACAAATCGATGCACCCAAGCGCCGCCGGCGATAATCCAAATCTGCTGAATCTCCAGGCTTTATAGCGTTTTTCTGCGCGGGCCCGAAAAGTTTTCGGGGATTTGAGCGCAAAAAAGTTTTGAGCCCAAAATTTCGCGGGTCCCTCTCAGAGGTCCCCCCTTCCCGCCTCCAATGGGAACAATCGGGAGATTAGACACACTTTCTTTTTGTAACCTCCGTTTGGCGATTTTTGAGGCTTTTGCGGTACGGTGGTCCTGTTATCTGCTCGGACCTACTACTCAATTGTCTCAAACATGGCGAAGAATCATGTGACCGTCATTTTGCTTTGGCTGCTTCTGGCCATGGGGTGCGCCCCTGCTCCGTCTTATGTTTCGCTCCCTGCTCCGAGGGCAGAAACCCCGGCGATCAACCCACCGATGTCACTCCGCCAGAAAAACTGGCTGAGTCAAGCCAACGAGGGGAGCTGCGTTCATGCGTCGCTTTCCTCGATGCTCCATTGGCAGAACAAGATCGAGCTAGCCAAGTGGTGGCGATCGCAGTACTCCGGGGGTGAGTGGACCGACCAACTTCGACGTCGACTCGATGCAGCAAAAATCCCTTACGCCTACACCGAGCGAGCCAATCTGCAATTGCTCGATGATGCGCACAACGCTCGGCGCGGTGCTCTTCTCTGGTGGAAGCCGTCGCACTGCTGCACTTTTGTCGGCTGGGCCAAAGGGACTGACGGCAAGGTTTACGCTTGCATCTTGGACAACAACCAAACCGATCGTTATGAGTTCGTCGAGCGATCGCAGTTTCACAGGGCTTGGGCTGGCTACGGAGGTTTCGCGCTGACCACGCTTTACGACCCTCCGAGCCCTCCTGTTTTTCAGTCGTACAAAGCGGTCGAGGATCAATGGAAATGGTAAGTTGCCAAGAATGCCCTGGTGGGGGACAACGTGTCAAAATCGTGCTTTCGTTCGGTTTGGTGGCTCTGGCTCTGTTTAGCGCTCTGTGCGTTGTCGTGGGCCAGCGAGTTGCTCCGCGAATTGAACAATCCCTCGGGATCGATCAACCAGTCGAGCGATCTTTTGCACCCGGGGGAGTGAGCTACGACGAGCTGCGAAACGCACCGCTCAACAGCGTCCCAGTCAACGAGAGTGCAGCTCGGGAAATCAAGCGACAAGACGTCTACTGTCCACCTTGCGATCAGATCAAGACGCCTGGATTCACTCGCAATCCAGTGTACTTGCTGCCGTTCGCGCAGGCCGGAGCTTCGCCCTCGCAGCCAGCAAGGAGCCAGGTCACAGTCACTTCCACGCCTTGGGCCAATAAGTACTCGCTGGCGATCTTCGTTGGCACGGACCAGGCGTCACAGAGATTGCTCGACTGGGTCAATCGTGATCCGCAGTTGTCCGACCTGCGCAAGAACGTCAATTTCCAGGCCTACACCAAAGACAATCCGCTGTACAGAGAACGGTTTGGTGGCGTTGTACCCACCGACCAATTTCCGGCGGTCGTTTTCACCGATGCCCGTGGCGGACATGTCTACGTTGCGGGATCCTCGTCGCTCCCCTCGTCTGCGTCCGGCCTGTATGCAGCCCTCAAAGAATCAACGCAGATTCAACAGCAAGCTACTCAACCAGCTCAAGACCCTAGCCCTCCGATGGCTCAAGAGTTTGATCCGGCTTGTCCTGACGGCAATTGCCCACCTAGCCGCGTGCCTCTCCTGAATCCGGAGCGAGAAAAGCTTTTCCCCAATCTGCGACCCAAAGACCAAGACCCAATCCAATCCCTCCTGTATTGGATCTGGAATCCCGGCGAAGCAATCCTCGCAGGCCTCTGTGCGATCGCTTTCCTAGTTCTTCTGTTCGTAGTCGCACTCAAGGTAATCCGCTCATGACCCTGTTCTTTCTTCTCATCGTGCTTGTCTTTCTGCTCCTGGCTGCAATTTGGTGGAACCCCAAGCGACCTCCAAAGGGAGCCGTCTCGCAGTCCTCGATCTTCACCGCACTGGCCCCCTCTGGTGCGGTCTCGACCGATCGCGATGCGGTGCTAGAGGCTGAGATCGCCGAGATCGTCGAGGTCATTAGACAAGACGAAGCCGACCGGCGCCGCGCCGCAGCTCTCGATCGACTCGCATCCCTCCAGACCTCCAGCAAGAAAACCAAATGACCACTCCAGCAATCACTGATCAACAGATCGCCGACGCTGCCGCCGCCCCGCAGAGCGTCTCGGCTGACGGCGTGACCGTGACGAATCGGTCGATGGCCGACATGCGCGAGGCTCGTGAGGAACTGGCCAACAACCAGAACGCCTCCAAGCCACGCCGCGGAGTCCTGTTCGCCAAGATGATCCCTGGATCGGCAAGAGGTCAATGATGCCTGGCTGGGTCACCGTACTGATAACATCGATCCTGCGAGCCCTTACCACGGCCTCATCGCGCCATCTGTTTTTTGGGGCTGGCTGGTTCCTCCTGCTAGCTGGCCTGATCTTCAATTCGATGGCCACTCTCATCCTCGGTGGGGCCGTGGTTTTCTTTCTGTTCATGAATCCTCAGCCAAAGAGCTAGTCTTATGATGCTGCTCGATCAATACGGAAAGCCGATCGACACAAAGGCCCTGGCTGCCGCTCGTCGGGTCCAGGATCGAGCCAAGCGAATGGACTCGCTGTCGGCCTCTTACGATGCTGCGGCCAACACCGCAGAGACATCGAAGCACTGGCGATACGCCGACAATCTCTCCGCTGCTGCGGCCAACTCGGTCTCGGTGCGCAAGACACTGCGCGAGCGATCTCGCTACGAATGCATGGAAAACAATAGCTTCGCGAAGGGGGTAGTTCTGACCCTGGCCAACGATTGCATCTCGACCGGGCCAAGTCTACAGGTGATGCTCCCTGACACTACTGCCTCTCGCATGATCGAGGCAAAGTGGCGCAAATGGGCAAAGGACGTGCGGCTGGCGAGCAAGCTTCGCACTGCCCGGATCGCTAAGGTTATCGATGGTGAGACCGTCATACTCAAAGGCAACAACCCGCGATCAAAGAACGATGTAAAGCTGGATCTACGAGTCATCGAGTGCGACCAACTTGCGACGCCTTACTTCGCCGACGGACTGCCAAACAAAGTAGACGGTATTGAGTTCGACGACTTTGGAAATCCAACGGTCTACCACATCCTTAAAGGACACCCTGGCGACCGATGGCCGCTGGATGCATTCGAAAAAGAGGATGTCGACCCCGACGACATTATCCACCTATTCCGCGCCGAGCGACCTGGACAGATGCGCGGAATTCCCGAGCTGACACCTGCCTTGCCGCTGTTCGCCATGCTGCGTCGATACACCCTGGCGGTGATCACTGCTGCCGAAAATGCTGCGGACTTCTCGGCGATTCTCAAGACTCAGTCCAATGCCTTCGATTCTGCGTCCGACGGGATTGACGACATCGACCCGTTTGACTTCGTGCAGATCGATCGAGGACTGATGACAAGCCTGCCCAAAGGCTGGGAGATGGTCCAGTTCGATCCGAAGCAACCAGTGACGACCTATACCGAATTCCGCAATGCGATCCTTGGCGAGATTGCACGTTGCGTACACATGCCTAAAAACAAAGTCCTCGCGGATTCAAGCGGGTACAACTATTCCTCAGGCCGGTTGGACCACCAGACCTATCACGAATCAGTTGCCATTGAGCGATCCCAGTGGTGGGAAATCGAAGCCCTCGACCGGATCTTCGGTTGGTGGCTCGATGAAGCCTTGCTTATGGACGGCTACTTGCCAGCGATCGAACCGACCGATGAGATTCCCAAGGTTTGGCGATGGCCACCACAGCGAGATGTGAATCCTGCGGAAATCGCAGACGTCAACATCGAACTGATCCGGGCCGGTCTTAAGACTCGTCAACAATACCTAATCGAGCAGAACATCGACCCCGAAGCTCACGCGCAGCAGCTCGTCGAGGAAGGCTGGGTAAATCCTGACAGGCCACCCGCTCCTGCAGGCGCTGCACCTGGTGCTCCTAGTGCTTCTGGTGCGCCCGGAGCTGCGGCCCAAAGTACAGGCGCTGCCGAGCCAGATCCTAGCCAACCCGCTCCAACCGGGGAATTTGCGAACATGTCCCGTTTGCAACTCACCCGCAACTGGCGAGCGATCGAGGACACCCTCGGTAAGATCGAGGAAGGAATCTGGACGACGTCTCGAGCGAGAGTGTTCCTGGGGTCGCTTGGACTCAAGGAAAGCACGATCAACAATCTTGTGTCCGAGTACGAAGAGCAACCAGCGTGAGCTCGCTGACGCACGAGGCAAAGACTCGTCAAGGCTATCGCCTTCGAGTCTACACCGCTGCCGGACGTCGCTCGATCTGGCTCGGACGCATCACCGAGCCCGAAGCGATCGCCATCCAGCGACATGTCGACGAGATCATCGCCGCCCAGACCGCAGACCTACCCATCCCAAGGCAAACAGCCCTTTGGCTCGATCGTCTGGACCAGGAAATCAAATCCAAGCTCACTTGCATCACCGGATCCATCCGCACCGTCCGGACTGCGATCGACGAGTATCTCAACGCCAAGCGAGATCTGCTTGCCACATCGACCGCCGAATCGGTTGGTCGATCTCTGGCCCATCTGTCCGATGCCTGCGGTGATCGGCGAATCGATGGAGTGTCCCCGGAGGAAATTGCCACCGTCTATGATGCGCTCGAGCAAGGTGCGTCCACTCGGGGAAAAATCGCCAAGGATTGGAAAGCTTTCTTTCGCTGGTGCGAGGACAATCGGTGGATCGTTGCCAATCCGGCCAAGCGACTCAAGACCACGGTCTCAGTGCGAGAGAAACGATTCGTTTCGGTGGAGACCATCGAGCGAGTCCTCCAGGCCTGCGACGATCCTGAGCTGCGGCTTGTGATTGTGCTGTCTCGATTCGGAGGCCTGCGGATTTCCAGCGAGATTCGCGACTTCACGCAAGCATCGATCGACCGGGGCTTAAAACGGATCAAGATCACAGACACCAAGCGAGGGATGGTCCGAGAGATCCCGCTATTCCGTGAGATCGCTGCCGAGCTCCCCGCACCAGGCGTCGAGCTGCTGCCGACGATCGCAAGCCTCTCGCACTCGGGGATCACACAGCGATTTCTCGAGGTTGTTCGCAAGGCAGGACTCGATCCATGGCCGGTGCCTTGGCATTCGATGCGAGCCACTCGAGAGACGGAACTGATCACTGCCTTCGGACTTGCGACCGCTTCGAAGTGGATCGGCAACTCGGAAAAAGTCGCGATGACCAGTTATGCGATCATTCCGGACTCGGACTGGGCGAAGGCTGATTTGTAACTCTTGTTGGACGGTTTTTTGGGGTCGAGTGGTAGTCTCGTCCCCATGAGCAAATCGATCCGGGCTACCACGAAACGCAAGCGACAAGACGCCAACGTCATTGTCGCCTCGTCCAAGAGCAACTTGGAACTGCGCACCAGTGGCGACTCCATCGCCTTGCAAGCCGCAGACCCTAACACTCCCGACGCGCTGCCCAGTTTTAGTGGGATCGCCTATACCGGGGGTGTCATGCATCCCAAGCTTGCAATCCAGTGGAACGGTCCGGTGGTGATTGACCTAGCAGGCCTCGACGCACCGGTCGGACCAGTGCATCGAGACCACGACGAATCCAGGCCTGTCGGCCATCTGACTGCTGTGGCCAACGATGGAACCAAGCTCTCCGTCACCGGAGTGTTTTCGGTCCCCTCGGTCGATCAGCAGGAGATTGTATCGGGAGCGAGAAACGGATTTCCTTGGCGACCCTCGGTCGGCGTGAAGATCCTCACTTACTCCACGATTCCGCAGGGACAGACCCTCCAGTGCAATGGACGCACTTTCGATGGTCCTGTCCTCGTCGTCAAGCGATCGCAACTCAAAGAAGTCTCCTTGGTAACGATTCCAGGCGACCCAGAATCCTCTGTCTCTATTGCCGCTTCGGCCACATCAAACATGAAAACCTTTGAAGACTATTGCACCTCTCTTGGACTCGATCCTGCGACTCTTTCGCCCGAGGCCAAAGCCGCCCTGCAAGTCTCCTACGCCGAGAGCATCGAACCTGCTGCCGATGCGTCCGCTCCCCCTGCTGACCCTGCGCCGCAACCTCCCACTGCAACCGCTTCCCAACCCACGGAGCCCCCTATGACCAAGCCTGCGACCGCTGCTGCTTCTTCCGCCTCGCCCGATCTGACCGCTGGTAGCACCTTGGATCTGACCGCTTACCGATCGCAGATGGCCGCCGAAACCAAGCGGGTCGGCGAAGTCACCACGCTCTGTGCCAAGTTCGGCAATCCAATCGTCATGGTTGGTGGCAAGAATGTCGACCTGGCTGCACACGCCATCGAGAACGGCCTCACCGGCGATCAGACCGAGCTGCTTGCTCGACGCCATCAAGACCTCGAAGCCTCCCGGGATTCTCGCCCACGAGGCCCCGCGATCCACTCGCGAGCTAGCCAGACGTCGATCGACCTCGGAGCAATCCAGGGTGGAGTCATGTTGCGTGCTGGAATGCGGCTTGATTCGTCCAGTTTTGAGAATCGCGATGTCCGAGCCAAGCTTCCTGGATGGCTGCAAGCCGGTGCAAACGACCCAGTTCGCGCACGCACCAGCGACCTTGCCCATCAGTACCGAGACTTGACTCTCGTGGAGACCTGTAAGCTCGGTCTCCAAGCTCGCGGGATCGATGTCCCGTCCAACCGGATCGACATGGTCCAAGCGTCCTTTTCCTCCGGGACTGTCGCGGTTCTGTTCGGTGCGACCCTCGGTGCGAAGATGCTCGAAAGCTACGCCGAAGTCGATGACTTCTCGCAAGGAATTTGCAGCGAAAGCGAGCGTCCCGACCTTGAGGAGCACAACAACAACCGGATGCAAGCCGCTCCGAATTTGAAGCACCACCCAGTCGGTGGGAAAGCCAGCCATGGCAACCGCCGTGTGTTGACTGAAAAGGCTCAAGTCGGACGATTCAGCGAGCAATTGAAGATCGACGAAGCGGACATGTTCGGCGACAACTTCCAGAAGCTTAAAGACACGCCGCAAGATTTCGGCCGCGCTGCTGGACGCTTGCGTCCTGACCTCGTCGCCGCCTTGCTCATGAGCAACCCGACCCTCGCGCAGACCGCTCGCAATTTGTTCAACAGCACCGACGGGAACGCCGCGACGGGTAAGGCCCTGGCTCGTGCAACCCTCAGTGAAATGATCGCACGTTTGCTCAAGGTCAAAGACGGCGACGCGACGCTCAACCTCAAGATGACGCACTTGGTTGTGCCTCCTGATCTGATGGACTTGGCGATCCAACTTTGCTACTCGGCCAACCTGTCGAACGACAGCGGATCCGGTGAGCTCAACCCGATCAAGAAGTACGGCATCACCCCTGTGACCGACGCTCGATTCTCGAACGGATTGGTCCACCCAGTCACCGAGCAAGCGATCGCCGGTTCGGACACCACGTACTACGGCATCTCCAAGGACGGACGCACGATTGAAGTCAACTACCTCCAAGGTGCTGGCCGAGTTCCTGTGGTCCGAACCGAGACCCTGACCGGCGGTGAGTTCGGTGTAGTGATCGATGTGAAGCACTACATCGGAGTCAACGCGCTCGACTTCCGAGCGATGCAACGCTTTGCGGGCTAGTCTTAGTGGCCCGACCATGGGCTAGTGATCGATTCCTTTCGGCAGAGTTTCGGCTCTGCCGTTGTTTCCCCCCCCTTCAACTCTCGACCAATCCCATGCTTATCCGACTTTTTCAGCCTGTAGTTTTTGACGGCAAGACTCTCGAAGGCGAGATCGAAACCAACGGCACGGCCATCAGTGCCGAGTCGATCATCCAGCGAGGCTGGGGCGTAGAGGTCAAATCGTCCAAGGCGTCCAAGCCGTCCAAGGCATCCCAAGAGCCTGTCGAGTCTGATCCTCCTGGTGAAGATCCAGACCAAGACGAATCGAACGAATCCGATGAATCGGACGAACCGCAAGACGAGCAGCCATCGGAGCAACCAGCCGAGCAGCCTGTCGTGGTCGAAGCGCCATCCAAGCCCACCAAAACCGCTCGACGAGCAAGTCGCTCTCAGAGCTAAGTCCTCAGTAACCGCACTTCTCACTACACACCAAAGAGACCATGGCAACTTACAAGCAAGAAACCGACTTTCGCCGATTCACCGCCAGTGCTGACACTGCCAACGGAGCCATCGTCCAGACCGCCGACGGCCTGGCCGGGATCGTCGAAGGCCTAGCCGGCGTGAAGTCCGGCAAGGTTGGCAACGCTCGCGTCGTTGGAATCGTGACCTGCGACAAGGCATCAGCAACCGTGCTTGCTGCTGGAGCCCGAGTCCAGATCGCCACTGCAACGCAGCTCGTCACCGCAAAGGCGTCGGGCGCTGCTGATGCAGGAAACATCTTGCTCGGTCGCACCGCTGCCGCTGGTGCGGACGGAGCACTGACGGTCGACATCGACCTGAACCGAGCCGCAGTCTAACCAACCACCATGGCCATCAAAGAAGCCGATCTTAAAGAATGGTCCGATCTCGAAGCAAGGCGATCCGCCATGCAGCGAGAACTCACGACCATCAAGGATCGGCAAGGCCAGATCGAGGAACAACTTGAAGCCGAGCTTCGCAAGTCCGGCAAGTCGAAAATCACGCGAAGCGGGTTCACTCTCGCTTTGCAACCTGGGAAAGCTTCCGTCAGTTGGGCCAAAGAGTACCTCAAAGCCATGGGCGATGAGGCAGTTCAGAAGCTTAAAGACGCCGCCGCCCAGACATCAGTCAAAGTGTTCGTGTTGGTTCCACCCAAGCCACCCAAGGCCCCAAAGGAATAGCCCATGGGGATGCTTGAGACTGGGACTGCTCACCTTGCTGAATCGATGACCAAACACACTGCGGTGGATGTCCTGTACATCAAACGCAAGATCCAAAAACCAATCAAGGCCACGCGGGGATCGACTCCCTTCGAAGCCTCAGACACCGAAGGGCTCATCCATCGGACCGTCAGTCGGGACTACCTAGTAGCCAAGACCGAATGGCCGTTCGATGACGACCCAGAAGACGGGGATCGAATAACCGACGATGGCAAGACCTACATCGTTCGCTCGATGACTGGCCAGCCAGTCTGGCGATTTGCCGACCCTGGCGAAAACCTAATCCGGATCCACACCAAGCAGCAATGAGCCCGATTCGTCAACTACTCGCCGACGTTGTCGAAGCACTCGCAGCCGCCGCAGTCGTCGATCCGGAAACCAATTCCGCGATCGATGGCGATACGTTCAAAGTCGATTACTTGCCACGGTTCGAAGTCGCAGACCTGAAAGATCTCCGGATCGTCGTCGCACCGAGGCAAAACACATCGACCAAGATTTCCCGCTCAACCCGGGAGTTTGAATTCGGGGTTCAGATCGCCGTCATCCAGACAGCGGCCAAAGACTCCGAGCGATTCGCACAACTGTTGGACCTGACTCACGAGCTCGACGCAGCACTGGCCACGGCCACGATCGACGGGGGAGTGTGGTCGAGGTCCGAAGTCAGCCTGTACGACGTCCAGGCACTGGAGCAACACGGTGCTTTTCGCAGCGTGATCACCGCGTACTTCAAGAACCGATCCTAACCGAAAGAGAGAATCATGCCGAACAAGGGACCACGCGCAGGCATCGAGTGCAAGCTTTATTACCAGGTCACTCCCGCGGCTGTCTTCAATGCCACGGCTCCGACGCTCGTGACCGAAGTCAAAGACCTCAATGTCACGCTTAACAAGACCCGCATCGACATTTCCAGTCGAGCGAGCCAGTGGAAAGCCCAGATCTCCGGACTCAAAACCGCCGAAATCAGTTTTGGTTACCAATACAACGGCGACCCAGACGACGCAGTTTTCACCGCGATGCGTCAAGCGTTTTTGAACAACACGATTTGGCACTGGGCAGTATTGGACAACACCATCGCGAGCCCTGGTCCGTCCGGTACGCAAGGACTGACCATGCCTGGGGAGATCATGGAATTCCCGATCGACCAGCCCCTCGAGGACGGCATGGTGGTCAACATCGTTGTCGCGCTGTCCCGAATCAAGATCGGTTCGCCAGCCGCGTTAATAGATCCAGCCTGGTTGATTGTCGCACCGTCCGCTTAGTTCGTTTGAATCACTGATCGTTCCACCCAAGCGGAGTCGGCCATGCCACTTCCGAAAGTCCGCAGAGGCAACGAAGTCGCGATCGATTTCCTCGACCATGGGGAATCGTCGCAAGGGCCCTTGGAATTCACTGTCTACGGCCGTGTGATTTCCCA